GTCTTAAATAAGACTACACCCCTAGATAGGAGCTTACATGCCAAACAAATTTCAAATAAAGAGAACGTCCATATCCGGACGAACTCCCAACACAACCAATTCCGGCAATACGACGTACATTGATGCTGGTGAACTTGCTCTCAATCTTACCGACGGTAAGTTGTTCACGTCAAATGGAACTTCAATAATTGAGTTTGGCACGGGCACACCTGTATACGATGCAAACGGCACACTGGTCACAACGACGTATGTAACGCAGATTACCAATGGTCCAGCGTTCAGTGCGTATGGTGCTGCAAACACGAGTATTCCGACTAGCACATTGACAAAGATAATCTTTGACACGGAAGACTTTGATACTAACAATTGTTTTGCTAACAGCAGATTTACTCCGTCTGTTACAGGCTACTATCAGCTCAATGCAATGGTGTCAACAGAGGCAAACATGGGTTCAAACGCCCTGATAATTACGCTCTATAAAAATGGTGCTGAGCATAAGAGGGGTGACCGTTCATCAGGTAATACAACTGGTGTCAGTCTTAATCATCTGGTTTTTGCAAATACGGCAAACAATGACTATTTTGAAATATACGCAATTCACAACCATACAACGATCGTTACAGAACAAGGCGCTGTTTATGGACCACAGTTCAATGGATCCTTTGTCAGAGGTGTCTGATAAATAGTTAAAAAGGAGATACCATGGCCGTTCCAGGAACAAGAGCACAATTCAAAGAATACTGCCTGCGCAAGCTGGGCAAGCCAGTTATTGAGATTAACGTCGATGATGATCAGGTGGATGATCGCGTCGATGAAGCTATTCGTTACTACTGGGACTATCATTTTGATGGTACGGAGAAGGTGTACTATAAGCACCAAGTAACAAGCGAAGACATCACCAACCGTTACATCACTCTTCCAGAGAACATCATTGGTGCAGTGCGAGTATTCCCGATCGGTGATCCTTCAATTCGTTCCGATGATATGTTCAACATTCGTTATCAGATTGCTCTTAACGATCTGTACACGTTGACAGCATATTCGATGATTCCATATTACATGGCAATGCAGCACTTGTCGTTAATTTCGGAATTCCTCGTTGGCCAACAACCAATTCGTTACAGCCGTCATCGCGATCGTCTCTACATTGACACAAAGTGGGAAAACTACAACGTTGGTGACTATTTGTTGATCGAAGCATATGAAGTATTGGATCCAGATACATTCTCCGATATGTGGTCCGATCGTTGGCTACAAAACTATGCAACAGCGAAGATCAAATACCAATGGGGCTCGAACCTGACAAAGTTCTCAGGCATGCAGCTTCCTGGCGGTGTTCAATTCAACGGTGAAAAGATTCTCGATGATGCAAAGAATGAAATTGAGACAATGGAGAAAGAAATGATCTCCAGCTATTCGCTGCCGGTCACAGATATGATTGGATAAGTCTTGGCAACGAACTTCTTCTTCAACAACTTTCAAAACAGCGGTGAACAGCTGTTGATAGAAAACCTGATCATAGAATCTATTCAGATCTATGGTCATGACGTATATTTCATCCGTCGTAGAACACGTGATATTGATCCGATCTACAACGAGGATCCGCTGCACGAGTACACCGACGCCATTATGGTTGAGATGTACATAAAGAACGTTGATGGGTTTGGTGGTGATGGTGACTTCCTATCGAAGTTTAATTTGCAAATACGAGATGAGATTACATTCTCTATTGCGCGTCGAACGTTTGCAAACGAAATCGGTGCCGCGGCAACAGCGCCGCCTTCAGCAGAACTGACCGTGGAACAACTAGCAACAATTGAACGTGATAGACCGCTTGAAGGTGATCTCATATACTTTCCATTGAACAGAAAACTGTTTGAGATTAAGTTTGTTGAGCATGAAGCAATTTTCTATCAGCTTGGTGCGTTACAAACATACGATCTCCGCTGTGAGTTGTTTGAGTACAATAACGAATACTTCAATACCGGTATTGCGGATATTGATAGGATTGCAGACAACTATTCTCTTTCTCTGGAGATCTTTGGTATCAAAACAGAATCCGATCTTCTCATCACAGACGAGGACGGCTATCCGTTGATGTTGGAGAGCTACGATATTGACGTTAACGATCCAACAGCAGACAATGATGAGATAGAGGTAGTGGCAGACGGAATCATTGACTTTACGGAACGTGATCCATTTAGTGAAGGAACGTACTAATGCTAGGACACACCTTCTATCACGGACTCATAAGAAAATATGTCGCACTGTTCGGCACACTGTTTAATGACATTTACATTAACAGGCCCGATCAAGAAAAAAATGTAACTCACACAATAAAGGTACCGATCTCGTACGGTCCTCGTGAAAAAACACTTGCACGTGCCTTGGGGGATCCGGATCTTAATAAAATGCCGGCTATCCAACTTCCGAGAATGTCTTTTGAGTTGCTTGATCTTTCTTACGCCTCGAGCCGTAAGTTAAATACACTAGGTAAGCGGTATAAAGTTGACAGTGGCTCACCGGATGAATTGAAGTATCAATACAATCCTGTTCCATATGATTTTCGGTTCACGCTTTCTATCATGGTTAAGAATGCTGATGATGGTACACGAATCGTAGAACAAATTCTTCCCTACTTTACACCGGAGTGGACTACAACAGTACATTTGGTACCAGAGATGGGTATTGTAATGGACATTCCTGTTGTTTTGTCTGATGTAAGTGTTAGCGATGATTACGAAAGTAATTTCGAAACAAGACGTGCAATCATATGGACCTTAACATTCACTCTGAAGGGATACTTGTTCGGACCTGTTCGTCGTGGCAGCGTCATCAAGTTTACCGAAACAAACATATTTAACTCACTTGCTGCAAACACACAACTGCAAGCAGTTAACGTTCAACCGGGTCTTACTGCTAACGGTCAACCAACAACCGATGCAAATTCAAGCATCAGCGTTGAGTCGATTGATGCGGAAGATAATTTTGGCTATGTTGTTAGTATTACCGAACCATGAATGACGATCCAATAGCAAAAACTTTAGATATTGTTCCTCTCGATAAACTGCAGCCTACTTTGCCGGCTGTACAATCCTATGAAGATAACCAAGTAAACGATGATTTTGAATTTGCTCGTGGTCATATGATTAGTGCAATTGAGAAGGGCCAGGAGGCGCTTTCAGACATGATTCAGGTAGCCGGCATGTCGCAGCACCCACGTGCTTATGAAGTGATTGCAGCGCTGGTTAAAACTGTTTCCGATGCAAGCAAGGATATGCTAGAACTTCAGAAACGTAAGAAAGACCTAACAGGCGTTGGCCCAACTCCGACGACAGTAAATAATAATTTGTTTGTAGGAAGCACGGCAGAGCTTCAACAGTTGATAAAAAAGCAGAATGAGCAGACTAAATGATGCCTATCTTGGCAATCAAAACCTAAAACGCGCTAACGTCAAACACTCCTGGGAACCACAGCAGATCCAGGAATGGATGAAGTGTGCTCAAGATCCCGAACACTTTATTGAGAAATACATTAAGATTGTTAACATTGACCGCGGTCTTGTTAACTTTACAATGTATGATTATCAAAAAGAGATTGTTGATCTTGCTGTCGAAGAACGTTTTGTTATTTGTAAGATGCCTCGTCAGTGCGGCAAAACAACAACAATTGTCGGTGTAATGTTGTGGTACATCCTGTTTCACGAAAACTACAGCGTCGCTATTCTTGCACATAAGTTAGCTCAGGCTCGTGAAATCTTATCACGGATCCAGCTAGCTTATGAACACTTACCAAAGTGGCTACAACAGGGTATTGTTGAATGGAACAAAGGTAATATTGAACTCGAGAACGGATCAAAGATTCTTGCATCCGCAACATCATCAAGTGCAATTCGCGGTGGATCGTTCAACATGATTTACCTGGACGAGTTTGCTTTCGTTGAAAACAACATGCAGGAATCGTTCTTTGCTTCCGTTTACCCAACAATTTCTTCTGGTCAATCATCGAAGGTTCTGATCACATCCACGCCGAACGGTTTGAATCTGTTCTACAAGTTGTGGGTTGATAGTGAAGAAGGTAAGAATGCATACAAACGAGTAGACGTGCATTGGAGCCAGGTTCCAGGTCGTGATGAAAAGTGGAAGGCAGAAACTATTCGCAACACCTCAGAAGAACAGTTCCGCGTTGAGTTTGAATGCGAATTCATTGGTTCTTCACACACACTAATTAGTGCGACGAAGCTTCGATTGCTGCGCTCAATCAAGCCGCTTGTGAGTAATCCCGATACCAGTATATTCTTACAGCCACAGGAGGGGCGTC